TGCCATAGATGGAGACGTACCACGCCCCACCATCGGTAGACCAGTAGATCGCCCCACCCGTTGCGGCAGCCGCAGAACTCTTGCAGTTTTTGAAATGACATCCCTGGATGACCAAACCACCCGCATACTTTGTCGCCCCAACGGTGTCATCAGAGACAATCTTCACGCCTCCACCTGTCGCACCGGCTCCATTGATCGTCAGCCCTGCAAGCATGACACCAAAGGCCTCCACCGTGATGATTGGGGAGGTAGTCGTGGTTCCAACCTTGATCTGTGGCTGGCCACCCTGTGCGAGTCCACGTGAGACCCCGACAATCGAGAGGCCATCCTTCCCAGCAGGAATGGTGATGTTCTCGGTGTAGCTGTCGGGATCAGTGTCACCAGATGCCGAATCGCCCTCGAGGGCCTTCACATAGATGGTATCGCCCTGCGATGCGGCCGTCACGGCAGCCTGGATCGTCAGATACGGCAGGCGCTCGTCGGTATCGCTCCCCGAATCCCCATCAACGAGCAGGACATTGCCAAACGAGGGGTATCCATCGAGTGGGGCAACGGTGCCATTGAAATTGCCATAGAAGCGCCCACCATAGAACCCAATCCCTGCTGCGGTCGGGTGATTGGTAATATCCGCGAGGCGTGCCGCCTTGTTCACAAATCGTGTGGCCATGATCGGGATGTCCTTTCAGGAATGGCAGAGTCCCGGCCCTGCATCCTATAATGCGAGTTAGCTCACCGTGGTCTCGTACTGACCGACGAGGTACCACTTTTCTCCGTACGCCCGAAGCGTCACATTGGCTGCCACCACGTTCGTGAAGGTCAGGGTATCGTAGGATCCACCCGATCCACCCAGCCCATTCGTGATGGTAATCGTATTCGCCTGGGTGGTGCCATTCTTGATCCAGATCGTTCGTCCCTCATCGGCGTCAGCGGGATCGGCGAGCGTGGCAGCATTCACCCCACCCGTTCGATTGAGGATATGGATATCCCCAGCCGAAATGTCGATGGCATCCGCTGTCCCCGTGTAGGAGATAGCTGGGTCACGCCGATAGTTGGGGCGCTGACGAATGTAGGTATTCGTTGGTGATGCCATAAGCCATCCTTCACGAGGAGGGGGTCCACCATTGGGCCCCCATCCTCCATTCGTCTTACGCGGCGCTCACGATGATGAATCCATTTCCACCATCGGAGCCATCCGAAGACCCCTCAATCGTGGTGTGCTGGGTCACGGTCACGCCCGTGTCATGCGAGAAGCCGGTCGGATAAATCTGCCAGGCTTCCTGGCTCGCGGCATCGAGAGGAAGGGAGAGGGTCTGATCGGTGGCGGACGTATCCGCCGTGGCGTGATTGAACAGCTTCACCGTATTCGCGGTCGCCGCCGCCAACTTCTTCGTGTAGAAGACATGGACCTTGCACGCGGCGTCAAGGAGGCCCGTCCCATCCGCATCATCCGCATCCGCCTCAGCGAATGGGACGAACTGGAGGTCGGCATTGGCCTGCGAGACGCTCCAATAGCGGAAAAACGCCTTCAGAGCCTGATACGCCTGAGGGTTCGCACCGTTCACCGCATTATACGCCTTCTGCCGTACGAGATTTGCTGACTGGAGTGAAAGAGCCATGATTGGAAATCTCGCCTCATCCGCTGAGGCAGGCGTCCACCCATGTAACGTCGGGGTGGATCAACGCGACAACGAGGATCGATCGAGCCACGTCGTCATGACATCTGGACGGTAGGTGGTCTTTGACGTTGTGTGAACGGCATGGGCCTGAGACGTCGGGGCCGTCGAGGGCGTCGTTGGTGACCAGAGGTGGGATCGCGTTCCAATCCGCTTCTGATAGTATTTCCACGCATCCTTCGAGAGGTAGTCGAGATGTTCGTCAACCTGAGCCCGTTTGGTCAGGACCTCCGCACGATCCTGCGCCTCCAGCATCTCGTTCACTTTCGCCGCCCCACCCATTCGCCAGGGAGCCCGACTGGCCAGTTCCGTAAAGAGCCCTGGATTCCCCCAATTCGCAGTCGCCAGGATCGTCGTCACGGGAATCAACCCGTAGGAGGCCAGCATCCTCGTATCCGCCTGCTCCTTCAGGAGATCGTGCACCAACGCCTCCTTCAATCGGAGCGTCCGGCGCTGGGCCAGGCGATACATGAACTCCTGTCGCGACGGCACCACGACCAGGGATGGATCGAATTCCCACAACTGGCGGAGAAAGTAGGTGGGGGGTCCGGCGAGGTGAAACGGATTCGTGTCTTCGATGTAGTTCGGGAGGGTCATGGAGGCTCGCTACGAAACGATGCATGACACGATTGTTGAAACGGTTAGGGCTTCACGAAGGCGGTGTCGAGGGGCTGATCGCGCTTCCACTCACGCACCGCGTAGAGGCCATTATCCCCCGCCACCGTCTCACTAGGGCGTGCCCCGGTGAGCTTGGAGCGATCCCACACCTCCACCGCATCAGTCTGCTCGGTTGGCGTAATGGGATCGTTCTGCTCCTTGATCCCAATCAGGAACTCAATCTTCCCAGTTCGTGGGTCGAGGGAGCCCATCTTCACGTTCTGCCGCTTGAATGCAAGGGCGACGTACTCAGGAACCGGTTTCTCCGCATGAGGTGCGATGTCATAGGGACGCCCGTCCCACATGGCTGACAGTGTCCGACCCGTACGATTGACGATGGTGAGGAATTCGCTCATTCGGTATCCTTGCAAAAAAGAGGGCTGGAGGGAGGGCCACATGTGTGACCCTCCCCACCACTCCATCACGATTACGAACCAGCCGCACGCACCACAACGAGGCTCTGGCCGGTGATTCCGTCCAGTCGTGCACAGTAGGCGGGGTACTCCATAAAGTACTGCTTCCGCATACGGTACCATGCCTCAAAGGCGTCACGGGCGGACGATCCGCCACCCCCACCCACACGGGTGAGGATCTGGCCATCCTCATCCACCCACTTGCCTGGCTCGGAGACGTACTCCTTGAACCCGGCCTGCTGGAGATCGAGGAACATCATGACATCCAGCGGGAAGTCACGAATGGCCCTGACGGGGACGTCACCGAACGGCACATCGCCCTGCTTAAAGGCCACCGTGCCAGGATCGGGCCGGGAGAGACTCGCTCCCATATAGCGTCGATCCGCATCGGTGAGCTGGACGATGAGACGCCGAATGCTGTGATGGCAGAGGATGATCGAGATCTTGCCATTCAGCTTCTGATCCACGATGTCCGACACACGCTGAATGAGGTCGGTCGAGAGTGCCCCCGTTGATGCGGAGACATACGACGTCACGGCCGGGACGTCGGCGCGCAGTGCGCCGAAGTAGTTAGCCCGATACGTGCCATCATCGACCAGTGCCATCAGGCCCCACCACGCATGCTCGTACGACGTATCGAGCACGTCAGTCGTGGCGGAACTCGCGGCCTGAACCACGTAGTCGCTGTTCACAACGTTGGCCCCAATGTTGGCCGCCGCGTCAACCGTGACATCCGTGCCATCCGAGTTCACAGCGGTCACCTTCGCCTTGGTTGTCGAGGCCCGAACCGCACCCGTTGCGGGATTCACGAAGGCGAGATGCATCCCCGCCGAGAGGAACCGGTTCCCGAAGTTGTCGTTGGTGATTCCACCAGGCGCATCGAGTTCCAGGGTCGTGTTACCATCCGGGGTGGCTTCATCGACGAGGGCCAACACCCCACGACCGTCCGATGCCAGGGCAAACTCATCCCGACGCGACATGTCGTCGATGAGATACTGCATCTCCGACTTCCGTGCGGAGATGAATGCCCCCTCCGTCGAGGTCGAGTCCTGCATGACCTCCCAGGTCATCCGCAGGCGGGACATGAGCTTCTTCTGGTCCACGGCCTGACGAACATACCCCTGCTGACCGGCATCCGCGAATGCCGAATCCTCACCCACGAACATGGGGGAGACGTTCCTGGCCGTGTGCATGAGCCGCACATGCTCCAGGCCCTTAAACGGAACCTTCTCAGTCTTGATGATGTCCCTGAGAGGATTCTTGTTGTTGACACCCTCCGACACGCCTTCCTCATACACTTCCTTGAAGATGGCGTCAAGGGCTTGCTTATCTGCACCCATTGGTTGATCCTTTACCTGAACGATCGTGACGAGGAATCGTTCCTACGTCCCCGATCGCTGCTTTTGGAATTGAGCCCATGCAGCAACCGATCGCTCATCCAGTCCCTTCAACTGAGGGGGTGGAGTGGCGCGAGGGACTCCACTTGGTGCGTCCGTGGGAAGCGGTCCAGTCGTTCGCGCCACGGCTCCAGCCGTTGCGACCCGACGCACGGGATCGATGAAATTCGTGGAGTAGTTCTTCCAGAAGTCATCGACAAACTTTGGATCGTTGGTATACTGGTGGAGGATTTCTGGAGACGAGGCCACATAGCCAAGGAAGGCTGAGTGGAGAATCCTACGGGCATCCTCGGAGAGGGGCTGTCCGTAGCTCTCTGTGGCCTTGTCAAACAAACGGCCCATAGCCTGGCGTCCATAGGACTGCCAGTAATGGTCGTTCTGCGTTTCCATGTCCCCGGCCCGTTCGAGGATCTGGAGGACCTGCTCAGCCCGTTCCTCAAGTTTGGACAGACCCGGATACACCCGTCCAAACTGTGAACGAACCTGATCGACCTCGGTTTCCTCCTGGGGCGTGACACCAGCCAGTGCATGGAGTTGACCTTGAACCATCTTGAGACGAGCCTGATAATCGGCCTCACGTGTGGCGAATGCCTCCTGGGCCTCACGCCAAGCCGCTTCACGAGTCTCGCGCAGACGGTACGACGGCACCATCGCGTCGTTCGAGGGCTGGGATATCGCTCCAGCAGCGGGGGCAGTTGGTGTCGTAGGTGCAGCTACGGAGGGCTCCGGTGTCGCGGGAGCAAGCGGTGCCGTTGGTGTCGCAGTCGGCGTCTGCGGATCGACGGAGAGAAGTGAATCGGCCATGTGTCTACTCTACCTTTTTGGTATCGGAGGGCAAGTTCCTCCGAGGAGTGGTCCCTTTCCAACGTGAAGGGACAGAGCATCGAACAATTCGTTCACCATGAACGCTTAGGCAGGACCTCTGCCTTGGTTGGACTCTTTGTTCCCACGTGGAACAATGTTTGTGGAGGTGGAATTGGCGTTTGAACGCGCCATGGCCTGTCCAGCACCCACTGGACCCTTTGGACCCGCTGTGCCCTGTTCAGGATCCTCTGGCATGGGTGGGGCCATGAGAATTTTCAGTTGTTCGAGGTGCATGGCGACGATCCCCTCAAATTGTGGCTGGGCCTTGAACCGTTCCCGCATCCGATCGGTGTTGAGCCACTTAATGCGCTCCCCCCAATGGATTTGTGGGTTATGCCAGGGCTTCACAATCAATGGATGGGGTCCAGCAGGGGCATCCATCCACTTTTCAAAGGCATCCTGCATCTGGAGGGCGGCTTGGATGTGAATATCGAGCGATGGGGTCAGATCGGGGAGCCCAAACTGCGAAAGAATGGAATACCGCTGCTCGGGATCGGCCGGATCGATGAGTCCAAGCTGGTTGGCCTGTTCAATCGTCGCTCGACGGCCTAATGAGGTCTTTTGGGCTTGATTGCCGTCCTCAATATGGACCGTCACCTGCCGCTGGAGCTTCGCATTCTCGAAATGTTGGAACGTATAGCCTCGATAGGGGCCCGTAACCGCGTAGGTGCGCTGATCCGGGCCAAATTTCCGCTCCAATTCGATCGCGGTGCTATACCATTGCCGAAACATCTCCCCACGAGCACTGTAGGCAGAGCCAAATCGTGCTTGTGAACGTTCAATGAGGGCTTGAATGGCGCTAAATGCCTCAACCCCTGCTGGTTTCTGTCCTTTGATGATGTCGTAGGTCCCTGATAGCTCCTCAATGTCCTTCAAATGCTGGGCGCGAAGCTCAAAGAGGCTCGAACTGAGTGGTTCACCAGGCACACGCTCAGGTTTGCCCTGTCCACCAGCGGCGAGGGCATTGTATTTCATGATCAGCCCAGGCTTGCCGGTGAAATGATCGATCCCGGCGCTCTCCGGGACGAGCCAGACAGGGTTGGCCGTGCTCTGAAGCTGCATCAGGATCAAGGAATCGATTTGATTGACCTGATCCTGCTTCTGAATGAGAGGAGAAATGGCCGATCGTCCATACAAACGACCCCCCACATGTTCATATTGGGCATGTGCGAAGGGAAAGAGGGGAAATCCCTCTCCATCCTTATACGGAAGTGGCCCAGGAATGCCCTCATCTTCAACCGTAATGAGCTGTGCACCCCGTTCACCTGCCACACGGAGGAGCAATCCTTCAGGAAACTCGGTTGTTGGGCGTTGCCAGAGTTCGTATTCGGTCAATCCCTCAACGGTATGGCCCCCTCCCCCGCCTAAATTGCCGGCTTGGGCCCCAGATCCCAGGTCATTGGCTAGGGCAAGGGACTTATAAATCTGGAGAGAGCGATCGGTTGGTGATTTTTCCCAGACAAGCTGCCCAACCAGGTTTGGAAGATTCGCCTCGTAGTAATGCTTATCCCGCCACCGGAGGCGGATCATGTAAGGGAGATCGCTGAACCGGGTCACATTGGCCGGGAACGCATACTCAAAGGGAGAGAGCGCAGTCGTCTTGCCCCGTCCATACGATAACCATTCACCGGCTGGTGTGCTATCCTGATTCGTCGCTGAACCAAACTGTGTCCCACCACACGTTGGACACATGTTGTGGCTTTGAGCAATCGCCTGGGGCTGGAGAACCGCTCCACACTGGAGACATTGCTCATGTGGAATGAATACGCGATTGAATCGCTTATCCCGATCCCACCCAATTTGCAGACAGGCATTCCCAGTCGTAATAAACCAAAAGTCTGCCTCCCTCATCACCTTGTTCATGTCGTGTTCTTCGTAGAGCAAGGGAGAGAGTTGGTCAGCCACCTCAGCCGCTGCGGCAGATTCTGGGTCATTCCCGATTGGACGCACCGTCACGTCAAGT